GATGATGTTAGAATATATAGTAATGATACATTCAGATTGGTAAACTATTCATCTGACGAACCCATTGAAATAATTTTGAATTCCGATATTAGTGAAAAAACTTTTGCATTTAATCCAGATGGGACATTAACGTTACCTCAAATATCTGCACCAATTTCTAGTATTGGATCTGCGAATGATGTTCCAGGTTCAGTTATGTTTGATAATAATTATATATATTATTGTACTGGTTATTTCGATGGTACATCAAACATATGGAAAAGAGTAATTTGGAGTAACGATATATGGTAAAATTAATTATTAATATTTAAGAATATGGAATTTTTTATAAGACAAGGGTCGACAGAACCAATCCTTAAAATGAGATTGATTGATGACGGTAAAAACGACAAGTCGTCCTTTAATGATATGTTAGAAAACTCAGACATCACATTTGAAATGTTCGATGTTAAAACAGAAGAATACCATATTTTAAATGGTCCTTGTCAATTAACGACGAGGACCAAAAAGTATGGTCAAACCACTGACGAATATTATATTACCTATCGTTTTACGGAAGAAGGTACATCGGTTAAAGGTCGTTTTGAGGGTGTTATTAATATACAATTTTTAGACACTAACGGAAATAATACTAGTAAATTAATTACACCAATCTCAGAAAAATTATTTATCAATATAATTTGATGCTATAACATTTTTCATTACATTTGTATCGAATAAGACAAATTGTGATTTAATCACAAGACAATATGTCGTTAAAACTATAAAAAATGAAAGAAGTTATCTCTCAGGAAATTATCGAAGATTTCCTAAACGGGGCTGACCCCGAAGAATTCATCGTTGGTGTTGAATATGATTACCCAACCAACAAAATCTACAAAATCATTCAGGACCCAGAACAGGGAAAAATCGTTAAATCCGATACATTTACTCCATTTTTATGGGTAGGTGATTTAGTTGGTTTAGGATTTTATAAAGAATCTAGAACCGACCAGAAGAAGGCGATGACTAAACATGGAATTCTAATCGAAAAATTAGAAACCCAGGGAAATGAGAGACTTGAGAATGGACTAAAATACATGGTGAAAAGTCTAAAAAGTTATACCAATTTAGTTTCCTTTTTTAAAGAAGGGGGTTTAGACCCATGGGGTGAAAAGACTAGACAACATTTCCAAATTTTATCTCCAGTTGAGCAATACTTAGTTCAAACCAAGAAACGTTTATTTAAAGGTATCGATGATTACAATGGAGTTTATCGATTTGTATTCGATATTGAAACCACGGGACTTGACCCGGAAACCTGTAAGATAATTCTAATAGGGGTGAAGGATAATCGTGGTTTACAGAAAACTATACCCGCATTTGGAGAAGATGGTGAAAAGGAATGTATCGAAGATTTTTTTAACATTATTAGGGAGAAGAAACCAACAATCATTGGTGGTTATAACTCGGCATTCTTTGACTGGCCGTTTATATTAAAAAGAGCCGAAATTCTTGGTGTTGATGTGGATGGTCTAACTCAAATATTCACTAAAAAAGGAATGAAGGAGAAGGAAGGGATGTTGAAATTGGCCAATGAAATGGAAACCTATAAACAACACGTTATATGGGGATTCAATATTATCGATATCGCACACGCCGTTCGTAGAGCACAGGCCATCAATTCAGAAATTAAGTCTTGGGGTTTGAAATACATAACCACATACTTAGAAAAAGAAAAACAGAATCGTATCTACGTAGATGGTGGGAAAATTTCTAAAATCTACATCGAAAATGAAAGTTATTACGTTAACCCAAAAACGGGGGGGTATAAACAAATTGGTGACCCTGGTACAGAGGGTTTGTTAGACAAATACCCAGGTAAATTTGAAATTTGGACGGGTCGAAAAATTATTGAGCAATATTTGGATGATGACCTTTATGAAACTATGATTGTAGATGATAGTTTCAGTCAATCAACATTTTTACTTTCAAAACTTGTACCTACAACATATGAAAGAGCCGCAACTATGGGTACGGCAACATTATGGAAATTAATAATGTTAGCGTGGTCTTATGAACATAAACTATCAATTCCATCTAAAGATGAAAAACGAGCATTTACAGGTGGATTATCTCGACTATTAAATGTAGGATACGCTGAGAACATAGTTAAGTTTGACTACTCGTCACTTTATCCATCAATCCAACTTGTGTATGATGTATTCCCAGATTGTGATGTTATGGGTGTTCAGAAATCTATGTTAAAGTATTTCCGTAACATTCGTATTAAATATAAACATCTTGCAGGTGAGTTAAAAGATAGTGACCCTGTACTTGCGGAAATGTACGATCGTAAACAATTACCAATTAAGATTTTTATTAACGCTTATTTTGGTTCATTATCCGCACCACACGTATTCCCATGGGGGGAAATGGATTCAGGTGAGACCATTACCTGTATCGGTCGTCAATGTTTACGTATGATGATTATGTTCTTTATGAAGAAAGGTTATAAACCACTTGTAATGGATACCGACGGGGTTAACTTTGAGACACCTAAATCCGCGTTAGACGCTGTCTATATAGGTAAGGGGTTAAATGAGTTAGTTATCGAGGGTAAGGAATATCACGGAATTGAAGCGGACACTGCGGAATTTAATGATATCTTTATGAGAAATGAAATGGGGTTAGACATTGACTACACCGCACCATCTTGTATTAATGTTTCTCGTAAGAACTACATCATTAAGTTAGTAAAAAAGGGTAAAGAAAAAATTAAACTAACGGGTAACACCATTAAATCAAAGAAATTACAAACCTATGTGGTGGAATTTTTAGATGAGGGTCTAAAATACCTATTAAATGGTGATGGTTTATCTTTCGTGGAGTTATATTACGATTATGTAACTAAAATTTACAATAAAGAAATACCTCTTGCTAAAATTGCAAATAAAGCTCGTGTTAAGATGTCGGTAAACGATTATAAAAAATATTGCTCAAAAACCACTAAAGCGGGTTCCTTAATGTCGAGACAGGCACATATGGAATTAATCGTTGGGAATGATTATCCTGCGGGTTTAGGTGATACCATTTATTATATTAATAATGGTGATAAAAAATCTTCTGGAGATGTCACAAGAATTTCTAAACCAACTAAGAAATTACAACAAGAATATATGGATAAACACGGGGAACCAATGCCTAATGATTATATCCAAATTAATTGTTATATGATTCCCGAAAAGGAAATAACTGAAAATCCTAATTTATTGGGTGATTATAACGTTCCTCGTTATTTAAGTAATTTCAACAAAAGGGTGGAACCTTTATTAGTGGCATTTAATCCTTCAATAAGAGAAGATATCTTAATTGAGAATCCTGAAGATAGACAATATTTTACTAAACTACAATGTGAGTTAGTAAACGGATTCCCTTTAAAGGAAGATGGTCAGGATAAGTTCGAAGAAGTTATGACACTATCCGAAGGTGAAGTTACTTTTTGGAATAAAGTAGGTAGAGACCCCTATTTTATGTATGTAGAGGATAGTTTACAATTAGTAGACCAGTATTGGGTGGACCATAATCGTAAAGTACTTACCAACCAAGCGGAAAGTATTAAAAGTAATGAAGATGAGATTATCACCACTAACACTAATGATTTTGCACTACATGCGATTGAAAGTTAAATTACATTAAATGGTGATATCATAGGTCGATACTTCAATGATTTATTAAGATTCTCCGCTTCGTTACCCTTTCTTTCTAAGATTTTTTCGGGGCGGAGTCTTTCTAATCTTTGCATTAATTCTTCAACTAATTTAGATTTTTCATCTCTTGCCTCAGTCAATAGGGAATTATAATCTAATTTAACCTGACTATCTGGAACTTGTAGGTCACCTGAGAATTTACCCCATATTCTAGCTAAACCTTCTTTAGCAAAGGCTATTAGGTACTTTCTAACCCAGTTTTGGGCTGGTTTGTTTAATGAACCCCAAGTTAATTCCTCAGTTTCAATATCTGAAGGTAATTTTACAATGTCTTTATTGTTTTTTAAACAAGAATCTCTATCAATAGTGTCATAATACCAATACCACACTTTATTATTACGTCTCATGTTAGCAAAATCAAATCTACCACCTGGAGTATTATAAAGGTGAATTATTTTGGTACCATTTGGACCTGCAGTAATTCTATATGTTAAATCCCCACCAATTAATCTGTTTTTAATATTTCTATCTTGCATCCTTAACAATAGGTCGAAAGCTGGCATCATAAAATAAGAACCTCCGTTAGCCATCTGCGCAAATCCACCAGAACCTGAAATACCACCTAAACCACCAAACCCACCTAAGAATGGGTCAATTATGGAATCGGTTAATTCAGATCTTGAATACCATAAAAGTTCATTAATTTCTCTACCCGCAGGTATTTCGTACATTTGTTGACCCTTAACTAAATCAAAATAATCTTTTTTAAGTTCAGACTCACCCCCTGCTTGTAATCCAACAATTTTAGAATATGAATGACTATATTGAGTTTCATAATCTAAACTTCTAGTTGTGAATGCTCGAGTTAATGATTGTGTGTCGATATCTAATCCAGCCAATGCCGACCATTGGGATTCTATTAACCAATCGCTAACATATTGTTCATATTCGGATAGTGCCAATTCAATGAAAGTATCCATTTGTTCTTCAGTAAGTTCAATACCTCTTACCGGCATACCTAATAGGTGGAATACCTGAGTGTATAATTTTTCTTTTTCCTGTTGTGTGATGATTGTTGAGCTCATTGTTTGTTTTATTAAAATAAATAGTTTATATTTTAGAAATATGATGACAACTGAAATTTATAATAGACTTAAAATTAATAAAACATCAACCAATGATGATGTGATGATTTTTGAAACGTTAAAAGAAATATGGCAATATAAGTACGATAATGAAAAATTATATTTTAGAATTGCACGTAAAATAAATGAAACGTTACAATATATACATGAACCATTGGGGTTTTGGTTAAGAAATCCACACCCAGACGCTAAGGAAAATGATTTTGGGGTTGTTTTTCGAGGTAATTGGCACAGACTTAATACTTTGGACACTAACGGAGGGGGATTATTAAAAACATTTAAAGATTGTAATATATTTTTAAGAAATTTAAAAGAAACAGGTGTTGAAAATATTAAGATATTTGATAGAACAGTTAGTACTAATAAAATTCAAATAGATACTAATTGGACTGATGACGTGGAAGGTTCGTATCAAAAAATATTAACATTGGTTGATATTATTAAATATAATGGTAATGAATGGTTACACCCATCTAACGATATTTGTAAAGAGACTATGGAGATTTGTGCAAAAGCTATGTTAATGGGTGACACTGGGGAGTTATTATTTAAAATGTATATTAATCTATTTTTTAAAAATATTACAAAATTAAAATATTCAACAGGTTTAGGTGACCCAAACGATAGAAAAGAAGGTACAGATTGTTGGATTACCCATGAGTTTGACATTGAGGACACAATACAAGAAAAAACAAGTTCATATAGAAAAGATATTGATGGTAGTATTATTACTAATGCAAATTTTAGTGAAACTTCAAAATGTACTCTATTTTCAATAATAACTTACAATAATATAATTTTAATTAAAAACGATAACACTAAAAATAAAAAAATAGGTACTACTTGGATTTTTCATGAGGATTGTATTGTAAATGAAATAAAAATAATTAACATGTTAGAACAATTAAAAGAACTAGTAAGAATTACTGGTAAAAACAACATCACCCTAACAATTACTAAAGAAGGTAATGAAAATTCCGTATATTACAACGAGGAAGAACAAAATGTTACGATTGACTTCCCCGATGAATACGATGAGAATATAATCCCAATGATTTTAGAAATCACAGAAAAATTAAAAAATATTTTTAAGTAAATCTTTACCGAATGATTCGGAATATTCTCCGTCTCCCATTACTTGGTCAATTACATTCTTTTTCTTTTGTAAAATATTATAAATAATCTTTTCAATAGTGTTCTCAAATACTGGGTAGTAAACGAGAACACTATTTTTTTGACCATACCTGTATGCCCTATCTTCACCTTGGGAGTGGTCGGCAGGTACAAATGATAAGTCATTCATAATAACAACCTCAGCTGCGGTAAGTGTAATACCGACACCTGCAGCTTTAATATTACCGATAAAAACTTTAATTTTATCATCAGTTTGGAATCTATCTACGTTTTCCTGTCTTTTATCTTTATTCATTCGACCATCTAACGTAACGGAATTCTTTTTATATTTTTCATGTAACATATCTAAGGTCATTGTAAAGTTAGTTAATACAATTACTTTTTTACCTTGCTCCAAACACTTATCAATAAGTTCACAAGTATATGGTACCTTTTCATAAGATATAAGTTGTCTAATTTTCATTAAACGATTAAGTGTAACACTTATTGTTTCGTCATCTTTCTTATCTTTACTAATTCTCGTAAATTCCTCCAACTCTTCGTCGTACATTTTACTTGTCAACTCAATAAAAACTGGTGTTACAATTTTTTCGGGTAAATCAAGTATGTCGGTTTTCATTCTACGAAGAACAATATTTTTAGTTCTTTCTCTGAGTTCATCTAAATTACTTGCACCACTCGTATTCCAAACTTTACGAGCACCGACACTAAATTGATATCCTTTACAATATCTACGAACATAACTTTGCCAATTTAAAGTTAATGGGGAATCAACTATTTTTAATAGATTAAAATAATTAATTGGTCTTGAAGTCATAGGTGTTCCCGTTAATAACCACACTTTTTGAATCGTATCTAACACGTCATTTAATAAACGAGTTCTATTTGCTGTGGCGTTTGATATATAATGGGCTTCATCCACTATCGCTAAATCAAATTTTTCATTAACTAATAATTTATAATCATCACTATCTTCACTTTTGTCTGTCGTATGGTAATTTTTTATAATATCATAATTGATAATATAAAAATCATATGTTGAACCCCATTTACGACCTTCAACGATTAGAGATTTTCTTTCGGAATAATTCGCAATTTCTCTTTGCCAGTTTATTTTTAAAGACGCTGGACACACAATTAGAATTTTTTTAGCGCCACTTTCCAATGCGGCAATTACCGCTGAGGTAGTTTTACCTAATCCCATGTCATCGGCTAAAATAAACTTATCATTTGCTAATAATTTTTCAATGGCAATTTTTTGATGGTCCATTGGTGGACGACTACCATAAGGACTATAGTCTATAACCCTATTTAATTTTTTCTCTGGTTGAACCACCGCCGCTTTAGGTAACCAAAAAGCGTTTAGTTGTTCGTGGTCTAAAATTTTACCCCATATATGGAACGCCTTCTCAGATTCACATAGTAATTTCTCACACCAAACCTTTTCAGGAACTGATGTAAGAAGTCTATCCTCCATAATTTTTTCACCAAACGATGAAACAATATTGATATATTTTTTAGCCACTTTAGGGGTTACGTTCTTATATTTTAAGGCGTACTCCGATTGAGGTCTTGTTAATTTAAAATTTTTAACGTCCGTAAACTTTCGTTTCCACTCCAATAATTGATTGTTAGAACCTTCATAGGTTGTTAACATTTCTCTTGCTTCGATTTCGGGAATATTGATACTTTCCATATATTATAAAATATACATAAATAGAACATAATATTAAACTATTTATAAGGGATATGAACAATAAACTACCAATAACAAGATTAAATAAAATACGTGGATATTTATAATTATGATAATTTATAAAACCACCAATTTAATAAATGGAAAAATTTATATTGGTCAAGACAAAAATAATAACCCTAACTATTATGGTTCAGGTGATTTAATTAAAAATGCAATAAGAAAATACGGAAAAAAATATTTTACAAAAGATATTCTTTGTGTTTGTGAAACGATTGACGAATTAAACAGTAAAGAAAAACAATATATTGAGGAATATAATTCCACAAATAAAAATATAGGGTATAACATAAGTTTTGGTGGTACTAATGGTACAATGTTACATAGAAAACATACCAATGAAACAAAACTAAAAATGAAAAATTCATCATTAGGTAAAAAAAAATCAGAATCTCATTGTAAAAATATTGGATTATCAAAAAAAGGTATCCCGTTAACGATTGAACATAAACAAAAAATTAGTAACTCAAATCCATTAAAGGGTAAAAAAATTGGACCTCATAGTATCGATGTTAGAAAAAAAATTAGTATGACTAAAAAAGGTAAAAAAATGTCTGATGAAACTAAATTAAAAATGAGTAAATCTCATATGGGGATTAAAAATCATTTTTATGGTAAAAAACATTCAGAAGAATTTATGGAAACTAAAAGAAAAAAAATAATACAATTAACAATAAATGGTGAATTTATAAAAGAATGGAATAGTTTAAGTGAAGCAAGTAAAATTTTGGGTATTTATATTGGTAACATTAGTAACGTTTTAAGGGGTAAATATAAAACAACTGGTGGATTTAAGTTTAAATATAAAAATAATGAGTAATAATCGTATTCCAATAACACGTATTTCTAAATTTTTTTCCCAAGACGATTTTGATATTAACATCCAAATGGGTCAAGAATATCTACACGGGGATCTTAATATGAAATTAGTTCTCTATCGTGTGGATAGGTCTAATACTGACACGGACTCAGTCTATGCTGAAGTCGGGAAGGACGAGATAAAATATTTCCCACCTGTTGAATTCAATGCACTTGTTAAAATTGAGGAACCGAAAAATAATACCTACAAATCTGGGTTATTGAGATATTCGGAACCTGGTAATTTAACCTTATCAGTCTATATTAGTCACTTAGAAGAATTAAAAATAGACATAAGATACGGGGATTTCATTGGTTACGCCGATTCGGAAGATAAAGTGAGGTATTATACAGTAACTAACGACGGTAGGGTAACATCCGATAACAAACATAAAATGTTCGGATATAAACCACATTACAGAACAATAACTTGTGCTCCGGCTCAAGAAACAGAATTCAGAGGAGTTTAAAATGGGTATACCTAAAAGAAAAAACAACATTGACGTTTACGGAGGTAAAGAAGTTTATCAAGGTAAACAAGTAATGGATAGAAGACAGGAGTTATTAGATAGAATCACTAACTCAGATTCATATATGCCAGATTCTGTGTTACACGATGATTTAGATGGCGGAATGTTAGATTTTATAAAAACACATTTTAAAGTAATATCAGACGGGACTCAAATCCCAATTATACCAAAAATTTTAACAATACAGAGGTGGGGTGAATTCACTAATAATTGGTCTTTCTCCGACGACGATGGGAATATGAAATTACCATTTATTGCGGTTATAAGAAAACCCGACGTACAACCTGGTACAAACCCCTCTATTCAACGAACTGTTCCAGATAGACAATCGTTCCACTATGCTACCGTTCCTACGTGGAATGGGTCTCAAATGGGTGCTGATATCTATAAAATGCCACAACCTGTTGCAATTGACATTAGTTTTGAGGTTAGTATTATTTGTACAAAATTCAGAGATTTAAATCGTTTTAATAAAATTGTTTTACAAAAGTTCTCATCAAGACAATCTTACACCTCAGTAAAAGGACATTACATACCAATAGTGTTAGATTCAATTGATGATAATACCCCGATGGATACCATTGATGGTCGTAGATTCTATATGCAAAATTATAAATTTACGATGTTAGGATTTTTAATTGATAGTGAAGAATTTGAAGTAAAACCCGCGGTTAGTAGAATGTTCTTAATGAACGAATTCATACAATCAAAAGGATATCAGAAAAAATATATTAATAAAACCATAGATATTACCGTAGCCACATTTCCCGCTGATGGTTTACAAACTGCGTTCAGTGTTGGGGAGAGTATTGGTATTTTGTTTAATGTAACAATTAATGGACTTATTCAGGAGAGAGATGTTGACTACTTTCACATTCCTGGAACATCTAAAATAACATTCGCATCGGCACCTTTAGAAGGTAGTAGTGTTTCGATTACATATTTTAAAGGGAGAAATAGTGTCTTTATTGATAGTTACGGAAAACCAATTCAGGTTACTACTGAATATTTTACATATGATGGATCAACATTAACTTTTAGATTACTTAACACAATTGATAGTGTGGTGACATTCGATATAAATGGTTTGGTTGAAGACGAAGGTGTTGGATTTGAAATTACCTCATCTAATGAAGTAACTATCCAAGGTGTACCCGTTTTAAACTCGAGAATTGGTGTGACGTACCTATATTAATCATCACCATATAAGTCCTTTTTTTTCGGTTTACAATTATCGTCAATCCATTTTTCGATGACTTTATAAATTTTAAGTCCATTTTTTTCACAATAAGTTTTTAACATCTCATGATGTTTCTCACTTATTTTAACGTTTTTCTGTGTGTTTTCCATTATAAAAGATATAAAATGATATTAAAAGATATAATACTATCTTTTTATGGAAAAGTACGGAAATCTTTGCTAAAAACAAAGATATTTATAAGATAAGTAATAAAAAATAATAACCAAACATTAATCGATGGCAAATTCAAACAGAGTATTCGTTTCTCCTGGTGTGTATACATCAGAGAAAGACTTAACATTCGTAGCTCAAAGCGTCGGGGTAACAACTCTTGGTCTTGTCGGTGAAACCTTAAAAGGTCCAGCCTTCGAACCAGTTCTAATAAGTAGTTACGACGAATTCAAAACATATTTCGGACCAACTTCACCTGCAAAGGACGGAGTAGGGAATCCAAAATATGAATTACCTTACGTAGCAAAATCCTATTTACAGGAATCTAACCAATTATTCGTTACAAGAGTACTTGGATTAACAGGATATAAACCAAACAAAACTTTCGGTATTCAAACATTAGGTGGTTTAGTGGTAGATTTTGATACCGCACCAACAAGTAGTAGTACAACTATGACACCAACTACTGGAGTTACCGGTAGTACAATCTATTCTGAATTATCAAATAAATTAGCAAGTGATGGTACATCTATCACTGATTTTATTGTTGAAAATTTTAGTGGATATACAACAGGTCAAACAGGAAATTGGTTCGTTATTGGAACTATTCCAGTTGCAGACATTCCAGGTGGTACCGAAATATCTTCACCAATGACAGGAGCATTAAATAGTGAATCAAATTTTAATAAAAACTGGTTTAACGTTTATACAAATGGAACTAATGAAGTTTATTCTTACCTTTTTGAGTGGAACAACACAACATTTGATGTAACAAAATACACATACGATGCCACATTAGTAAACAATGGTATTGTAGTCGCCGCGTTAAGACCGAGAGGTCGTTACAATGGACAAACTTTAGTACATGAAGTAACTAATAACACAGGTGTTACTATGTCATCAGTAAACATTGGTAATGATCCATTCGGGGAATTTACACTTAATGTAGATGGTGTTACAGGTGGTTTAAAAACATACACTTGTTCATTAGACACAACATCAAGTAAATTTATCAATAAAGTACTTGGTACTGATGTTTCAGATAAACCATATGAAGATTTTCCAGTTTATGTTCATGAATCATATTCTAAATTTTTAAAATACGCTTTTGAACAAGGTTTAGTTAGAGGTTTAAACACTACTTTATTATACAATACTGAAGGAGATAATTTCTTACAACCTTGGGATACTACAATTTCACCGATGGTTGTTTCTGAAGTAAGAGGTGGTAATGTTTCGGATTTATTCCAAGTTCAAACAATATCAGATGGGGAAATGGCAAACTTCCAAGTTAAAATAATGATTCAAAACATCAACATTGATTCGGGAGAATTCGATTTAATCGTTAGAGATTTTAATGATACCGACGAAAATATGGTAGTAATTGAAAAATTCTCAAGATGTTCAATGAATCCGGATATGCCAGGGTTTATCGCAAGAAAAATTGGTACATCAGATGGTGAATTTGAATTACGTTCGAAATATATCATGTTGATTATGGCCGAAAATCACCCAACAGATGCGTTTCCTGCAGGTTTCAAAGGATTCACAACTAACGCGGCGTTTTCAAGTTCAACTTTAGGGGCGGTTAAATATAAAACACAATACTTTTTACCTGGGGAAACAGTTGGATATAATTCTGACGGTTCACCAATTTTAACAAATGGAGACAAATTTAGAAAAGTTTCACTTGGTTTATCTTCACAAGTTGGATTTGATAAGGACTTATTGAAATTTAAAGGTGTAGAAGCGGTTGGTTCAACAAGTGGTTTCCACTTATCTACTAACGCATCTACAATTACAGGTTCGACTTTCGAAACAACTCCTTACGATTTGGAAGGTAATAACAAAGGACTTCTAGAAAGTATTGGAAATCGTAAATTTACATTTGCGGTATTCGGAGGTAGAGATGGTTGGGACATTTATAGAAATGTTAGAACATATGGAGATGCTTACATCTTCGGTAAAAATACCTATAATGCTAGTGGATTGTTTAGTACTTCGGTTGGAAACTCTGATTACTACGCTTATCTACAAGGTATCCAAACTTTCGCCAATCCAGAAGCGGTTGATATTAACGTATTTGCAACTCCAGGTATTAACTTCTCAGACCATAGTTCATTAACAGTACAGGCAATTGACATGGTGGAAAACGAAAGAGCGGATTCACTATATATCATTGGGGCTCCAAATATTACAACTACTGAAGATATTATTGGTAGTTTAGATACAGTTGATTTAGATACTAACTACTCAGCAACATATTGGCCTTGGATTCAAGTTAGAGATACTGATAATGCAACTCAATTATACATACCACCAACAGGTGAAGTTGTTAAAAACATTGCATTGACGGATAACGTATCATATCCTTGGTTCGCAGTTGCGGGTTATTCAAGAGGTTTGGTAAACGCTATTAAAGCACAAAAGAAATTAACTCTAGACGAAAGAGATGACCTTTACGCTAATAGAATTAACCCAATCGCCACATTCTCAGATACTGGAACCATTATTTGGGGTAATAAAACATTACAAGTAAGAGAATCAGCCTTAGATAGAATTAACGTAAGAAGATTGTTATTAAGAGCTAGAAAACTTATTTCAGCAGTTGCGGTTAGATTGTTATTTGAACAAAATGATGAGCAAGTAAGAAATGAATTCTTAAGATTGGTTAATCCAATTCTTGAATCAATTAAAAAAGAAAGAGGTTTGTTTGAATTCCGTGTAACGGTATCTAACGACCCAGAAGACATTGATGCTAACACATTAAGAGGTAAAATCTATGTGAAACCAACACGTTCTCTTGAATTTATTGATTTAGAATTTGTTATTACTCCAACAGGAGCTTCATTTGAAAATATCTAATAGAAAATAAAC